GAGCCGCAGCCGCACCGGCGGCAGCACCCGCAGCCCGTCGACGTACCGGCGACCGTACCGCTCTGCTGCGTGCAGGTGCAGGTACAGGTGCAGGTGGGATTCGTGGTCGAAGTACCGCCGACAGAGCCGGTCGTCTGTCTGCAGCAGGGATTGCAGCACCGCTGCTGGACAAAGTCTGGGAATACGAGGCCGCCGGAGCAGCCGTTGCAGGAATAAGCCATTTTATATCCCTCCATAAAAGATCCGGGAACGTCTGTTCCCGCGTCATTCTATGCCGCAAGTGCCCGAACCGTGCCGAAAAACAGCAAAACCCGGACGGCAGGAGCCGTCCGGGAATCGGATGCAAAAATCGAAAGAAAACTCAGCGCTTGGAGAACTGCGGCGCGCGGCGAGCTGCCTTCAAGCCGTACTTCTGAAATCCTCGCGTGAAAATCCCCCTATTTTCAATGACTTTTCGACTTTCTAATTTCTATGCACCTCAAAATGAATCTCATTTTGGATTATTTGCAAATGCACCATTGACCTTTGAAATCAGGTCTTTCGGCTGATTATAGGTCAGATGTGCGTAGATGTCCAGCGTTATTTTCGCGTGTTCGTGACCGGCAAGAACCTGAACCGTTTTGACGTCCACGCCTGCGAGCAGCAGATTCGTGATATACGTATGCCGAAGCTGGTGTGGCGTTACCTGAAAGTCCATGCTATATATAACACTTGCATTGTGCGCTGCCTTTTGACCCAAAACCGGCGTGACGGTGTGCTTGATCTTTTGCCCATTCACATACCGGGTGTAGGTGCGCTCCTTGGTGCTGCGGACAGTGACATACTTCCAGAGCCGTCCCCATTGCGTGCCAGACAACGGCTGCCCCTCACTGCTGGCAATGACATAATCCGAAATCGAAGATTCTTTCACTTCTTTCAGACAATCGACGAGCTGCGGAGGAATTGGGATTGTCCGCTTTGCCGCTTTCGTTTTCAACTCGGTTGTCACGACCGGGCGGTTGTGTTCGATGTGCCAGGCGCGGCAAACGACGATGTGCGGGGCAGATCCATCCAAGAATACGCTATCCCATTGCAGAGCGAGGGCTTCTTCTCTGCGCAGGCCCGCATACAGGCAGAGCATAATAAACGGATATGGCGGCAGACCGCGCACTGCGTCTAAGAGGGTCTGCACCTGCTCTGTGGTGAGTGCCGTCTTCTCTTTCGGCGCTTTGCCGCCTTTTGGATTCAGATTCTTGCACGGCGATTCGTCAATGATTTTGCTTTGCTCTGCCGATGTGAAAATCAGCTTGTACAGCATCTGGACGCTGCGGTAGATCGACGCTGATTTCGACGCAGCCTTGGTAATCGCCATCTTCACATCATCGGGCGTGATCTCCTGCATATAACGGTCGCCCAGCGGCTCGATGATATAGATTTTGACCTTTGAGGTATAGTCTGCCAGCGTAGTTACCCGAATGCTCGAAGCCTGCATGGTAAGCCACTTTTCTGCATACTCCCGGACTGTGGGATTCTCGCGCCGATACACAGCTTCTTCGATCTGGCGCTGGGCAAGAGCGACTTTCTCCGTCAGCTCATCAGGCGTCTGCGCGTAAAGGGCAATGTATTTGCCATCTGGCCCCTTGATGCGCTTCCGGTATTCATTTCGACTGGGGATAAACTCATATGTTGGTTTCTTCGGTCGAGCCACGGAATCCCCCCTTGTCGAAATCAAGAGAATGTTATATTTTCACGAAAACCGCTTTTTCTGCTAAAATATGCTATAATCGAAAATGCGCCGGCAGCAAAAATAAAGGAGCAAGACAATGCAAAGCGAAAAGCATACAGAGGGACAACCATGTCTGAAAACTCTTCTCGCGGCAGAACTCTTTTCCGATCTGACCGAGGAAGACCAAGAAATGTCATACCTTGACGCGCAGATTCTTAGACTATTGCATCAGCTGACCCCGGCACAGCAGAACGTGTTCACGGATCTTGTTGAATCGCTGCTTTTAGCGCAGCAATCAGAACAACCTTCTGATCGGGAGTAAGTTTCCGCAAAAGCATTATTATCTCACGATCATTCCTATCAAGCCCATTCATCTCTATGGTGAATGGGCTTTTTCTTATGTTTTGACTGTCATCCAAGTCATCTAGTGTACGGTCAAAAACCCTTACCAACTGGCGCATTGTTTCCAACTTGGGGTCCTTTGTTGCCCCAGAGAAAATTTTCTCTAAAGTCGGTTCTGGAATTTTGGATAAATGTGCAATTTCTTTTGTCGTAAGACCAGATTCATTTTTCATTTCCCGAAGTTTATCAAGCCACAAGGAAATCACCCCTCTATTTTTTATAAATACATAATACCATGCGCGGGGGAAAGAAACAAGAAAAATTTCCGTGCATGGAGGAAATTTTTCTTGACACCCACCATTAACGGTGGTAATATTTCCACATAACCACCGTAGACGGTGGAGAAAAGAGGTGAGAATATGTTTCCAAACTTAAAAGCAGAGATGGCGCGTAAAAACGTTACCATTTCGGATCTGGCAAGGGCAATCCACAGAACCGACCGTAGCGTGCGTGACAAGGTGAGTGGAAAAGGAGATTTCAGTTGGTCGGAAATTAACACGATCAGAGATCAATTTTTCCATGGACAATCCATTGAGTATTTGTTTTCCAAGATTGACTGAGAGAAGAAAGGAGGCGAACAAGATGACCGAAACAATGGAAAAAGCAGTGGCGCTTGCGAACGAAGAGTCCCCATCCAAAGTTCTTGCCAGCATCCCTCGCGACAAGCTGATCTCCATTCCAAACGAGATCTGCAGCCTGCTTACAGGGAACGACCTTTCGTTCCAACAAGCAGAGATGCTGCTCGAAGTAGCGAAAGGTCGTTTGCGCCGAGTCAAAATTTGATTTACGAACCGCCGAATAGGTCATGGAGGGCATCAAAGCTCTTTACATGAGCAGTAAAAAGCGTATCGGCAAGCGGGTAATCTTCATCTTCCTTGATTACCTCAGGAATTTCACCGAGAAGCACGATGCCAGATTTTAGCTTGCTATAGATGCCAGATGGGAACGTCTGACCGCAATTCGGGCATTCCATGGACGTGCGCTCTCTGAAGTCTGTTGGACGCAGCTCAAAGGCACATTTGCATTTGTTACAAACAAGTTCAATTTTGAAGTCCATTATCTCACCTCCCTTCTATGAGAATTTTAGCACAGGGAGCCGTGAATGGGCAAGAAACAGAAAGGAGCATATAGCGTGAGTACGCTACTTACCCGAAAGGAGGCAGCCGCCAGACTTGGCATAACCGTTATGACGCTGGATGCAGAGCGCAGCAGCGGGCATCTGGCTTACATTCAGCGAAAACCCGGCGGCAAGGTCTGGATTACCGAAGAAGCAATCGCTGAATACCTTGCCCGCGCAACCCACCCGGCACGACCGGAACTGCGGCGCGTGAAGTCACTTGCTACTCGAATTTGAAATACGGAAAGGATGAACAAAATGGCAACGAGCAAAAATGTTGAGGTTATTGAAATTAGACCCATTGAGGTCAAGCGCGCCGCAGTACGGATCGTTGGCGATACCCCGCTTATCATGCACGCATGGTCCGAAAAGGCAAAGCGTGAAATGTTGGAAAAGCAGATGAAAACCGCAAAAGCAAAGGCGAAAGACGCCAAGAATCCGATTGAAGATTTTATCCGTTCGATGTACTGGAAGACACCGATGCCAACAGAAATGTCGCAGGATGGCTTTGAAAAAGCGATTTTGGAGGGCGCACAGTTCTGTTTCCCCGTTACAGCAATTAAGCAGGCGGCAATCAGCGCCGCATTTCGCATGGGGTGGGCAAAAGACAAGATGTCCATGCGCGGCGCGTTCTTCATTGACGGCGATGACAACCAGATGGTTGAGATTCACAGTGACGCCCCGGTGATGCGGGAAGACATGGTCAAGGTCGGCATGGGAACGGCAGACATTCGCTATCGCGGCGAGTTCCGAAATTGGTATGCCGACTTGGTTGTGAGTTACAACGCCAACGGGATGTATTCGCTTGAGCAGATTGTGAACATCATCAACGCCGGCGGTTATGCCTGCGGCATTGGCGAATGGCGTCCTGAACGAGATGGTCAGTATGGAATGTTCCATGTAGCTACGAAGTAACTGGCTGGCGGGGCAAGCTCCGGCACGTTCTGGTGTGTCCCGGCGAGGCGCGGCAGGTTAGGCGAGCTATGGCACGGCAGGGTCAGGCAGGGAATGGCACGGCAGGCGAGGTTAGGTCAGTTGGGGAACGGACTGGCGTGGTATGGTCTGGCAGGCATGGTCAGGTAAGGCATGGACTGGCAAAGCGAGGTCAGGAACGGCAGGCGCGGATAGGCAAGGAGGGCTAGGCGAGTTGGGGTTCTGCATGGCAGGCACGGTATGGTATGGCAAGCCGTGGCAAGGCTAGCATTGGCTAGGAAAGCAGAAACTTCATCTATTTCAGGAGGAAAGGAGGGAAAGAAATGGTTTTTCAGTGGAAGCAGGGTGCGCGTATCAAAGCGGACGCACAACAGGCAGGAATCCTCTGCTCGAAATTGGAAACCGAGGGGAGGCTAACAGCAAAGGCTCTTTTGGATGAAAGCCGAGCCGAGGGTTCGCCGCTCCATGACGAGTTTGAGTGGAACGATGGAATTGCCGCTGAAAAGTATCGCGAAAATCAAGCGCGGCACATCATCAACTGCTTGGTTACGGTACATGAATCGGCATCGCCAACAAGAAGCTTTTTCAACATCGAATGCAAAACAGCAGAGTACAGATCAGTTACTGCCATTATGCAAAATTCGGAAAGCCGAGATCAGCTTTTATCGCTGGCGCTGCGCGAACTTGATGCGTTCAAGCAGAAGTTCAGTTCATTGTCAGAACTGGCTGCGGTATTTGCGGCCATCGAAGAAATTCAGGAAAAGAGGTCTGCATGAGTAGCGAAAAAAGAAAGGGGGCCGCTCCGCTGGCACGGAAACGACCCCAGGCACAAATACCCATTTCGATCATAACAGCAGAAAATCGCGCAGTCAAGCGCGGAATGGAGGTATCGAAATGCCGAACAGCCTGAAAGAGCTGCGGCTGAAAAAACAGATTCCAGCAAAAGAGATGGTTGCCGTTGTGCGGGAGATTTATCCCAAGTACGACAATACCACCCAAAGCAAATGTGAGAACACGGACGCATACGGGATCTGCCTGACACAGAAAGCGATGAAAGCGCTCTATGCCAAGTATGACCCGGATGGCAATGTCCGCAAGCACCTCCGCACAGCCGATCAGCATAGGCTCAAGGACAAGCTGCACGCCAGAATCACCGCCGACGAAGCTGCCCAGCTCAAAGAGCACCTTGCCGCCGACGGCTACGACACTGTGCAGGACTGGCTCACCGATGTTGTGCGCGGATATATCAGCAAAGGAGATCGCGAATGAAATACTACTTCACATACGGCACGGATGGACAGCCGTTCGTAGGCGGCTGGACAGAGGTTGAAGCACCAACTGTCAATCTGGCTTGCGCGGCGTTCCGCGCTGTCCACCCCGACAAGGAGCCCGGCATTCTGAATTGCAGCAGCGCATACACCGAAGAATCGTTTCTGGGAAGCTGCATGGCGGGTCCTGACGGAAACTTCCGTAAGTTCTGCCATGAGCGTATCAGCTTCACTGTCGAGCCGTGTGACCCGGATGAGCCGGTTGATTTCGGAGGTGCTCAAACATGAAAGGCATTGTCGTGACAACAGATCTGGAAATCCGCATCGAAGAATTCAGTGATCCGCTCTACAAAACCGTTGGCTCTGCTGTCGGCGGCTATATCGAACACGTTAAGCCTGCGCGCCTGCGCCATCCGTACTGCATGATCGTCAACGAAGAAGGGCGGCTGTTGGATCTCCCGCTGAATTATGTCGGCTCATATTTTTACGGCACAGACCAGCACGGCGAGCCAATCGTTGGCAACATCGTAATCATGAAAGACGGCTACCGTGGTGGCGAGCCTGACATTGTCGGGCTCAACGATGTTGAAGCAGAACAGATAAAAGATGTCATCATCGACCTGATTGAACCGCTGCATCAGCAGCCGAAAGGAGAATCTACATGATCGTAAATGTCTACTATCGCGACGAAGAAACCGGCAGCGTCCGCGCCGGACGCCCATACAGCTACCGCTGCAGCATTCCGAACGCCTCCGTTGGAATGGAGGTTATCGCCCCTACAGCCAAACGCGAAGCACGCGCTGTGATCTGCGAGATCAACGTGCCGGAAAGCCGAATCGACGAGCGGATCTTGCTGCTCCTGAAAGAAATCACGCAGGAGGCGCCCTCTGATGGAGAATAACCTGATCGTCGTAAAACAGCTTCCGATCATCGAAGACCAGCTTCGGCAGGTCAAGGCTTCTGTTGATGAGCGCGTTGCACAGGTGCTGGCGCTGGCCTGCACCGAAGCTACCTACAAGGACGTCAAGAAGGCCCGTGCCGATCTGAACAAAGAGTTTCAGGATCTGGAAGCTCGCCGCCGTGAAGTCAAAAAGGCCATCCTTGCCCCGTATGAGGCCTTTGAAAAGCTCTACAAGGAATGTGCGGCCGACGCTTTTACCAAGGCAGATGCTGAGCTGAAAGTCAAGATCACTTCCGTTGAGAACGGCATCAAAGGCGCGAAGCGTGACGAAATCGTCGCGTTCTACAACGAATACCGCGCGAGCTTGAATATCCCCGAAGACATCGCGCCGTTTGAGCGCTGCGGCATCAATATCACGATGTCCGATTCTCTTAGAAAGCTGCAAGGACAGGCTTCCTTGTTCTTGCAGAATGTTTCAAACGATCTGCGGATGATTGAAACACTGGAGCACAAGGATGAGATCTTGGTCGAGTACCGCAAATCGCTTTCCGCACCGGAAGCAGCCCTGATCGTTGACCGGCGTCACAAAGAGATGGAAGAAGCCGCTCGCCGCCGCGCAGCCATGAAATCCGCGCAGGAGGTTCAGGAGGCCGCGCAGGCCAAAATCGAAGAAGTCCTGAACGAAGCGCCGCCCGCGCCCGTTTCCGCTCCTATCGAGCAGCCCGTCCCCGCCGAGGCCCCTGCCGAGAAGATTTATCAGGCGTCGTTCCGCGTCCGCAGTAGCATCGGCAAGCTGAAAGCTCTCAAAGAATTTCTCGTAAATGGAGGTTACGAATATGAGCAGTTCTAACATCGCGCCTGCAAAGAAAATGACCTTTTCCGTTGCCATCACCACGGAAAACTACAGGAACATGATAAACAACACGTTGAAAGAACCGGGACGTGCAAACCGCTTTATTGCCGCGATCACGTCCGCTGTCGCCACTACCCCGGCGCTTCAGACCTGCGACCCCAGTTCCATCCTTGCCGGTGGCCTGCTGGGCGAAGCTCTGAATCTCTCGCCCTCGCCGCAGCTTGGCCAGTATTACCTCGTTCCGTTCAAGCAGAAAGCCAAGTATGACCGCGAGGGACACCTGCTTTCGCCCGAATGCTCCAAAGCGCAGTTTGTTCTCGGCTACAAAGGCTATGTCCAGCTCGCGCTCCGGAGCGGGCAGTATTCCGATCTGGACTGCATGGAGATCCGCCAGGGCGAATACCTCGGCAAAGACCCGCAGACCGGAAAGCCGCAGTTCAAATTTATCGAAGACGATGATCTGCGCGAAAAACTCCCGATCGTCGGCTACATGGCGTACTTCGAGTATCTGAACGGCTTCCGCAAGTGCATCTACTGGTCGCGCGAAAAGATGCTCAATCACGCGGATACATATTCTCAGGCGTTCAGCAAGGATGCCTATGACAAGATCCAGAACGGACAGATTGCCGACAAGGACATGTGGAAGTATTCGAGCTTCTGGTACAAAAGCTTTGATGACATGGCTAAGAAAACGCTGCTTCGCCAGTTGATCTCCAAGTGGGGCATCATGTCCACAGAGATGCAGCAGGCGCTCACGAATGATTCCGGTATCCCGGCCGTCGACCCCAGAACCGGCGAGATCATTTCCGACCATTCCGACGAGCTGGAGCTTACAACCAACGCCCCGCAGCCGGCCGTTGAGGGCAGCGTCCCGGCACAGCTTCAGGAGAACGCCGGTGAACCGGAGCAGATTGACCTCAATTCGCTGTAATGAGTGTTCCGTATGAAGTCCTTGCAACCGGCTCTACCGGCAACGCAGTCGTGATCGACAGGCAAATTCTGATGGACTGCGGTGTGCCATACAAGCTCGTGAAGCCAGTTGCAAAAGCTCTCAGACTTGTTCTGCTGACACATTGGCACGGAGATCACTTCCGAAAAAGCACGCTCCACGCCCTCGCAGCGGATCGACCGGCGCTCCGTTTCGGCTGTTGTCGCTGGCTGGTGCGACCTCTGGTGGAAGCTGGCGTCAAGCCCGCAAACATCGACCTGTACGATTTTGACCACCGATATAGCTACGGTGATTTTACGGTCGAGCCTGTGCCACTGGTGCATGACGTTCCGAACTGCGGCTATAAGCTGCAGCTCCCCTCCGGAAAGGTCCTCTACGCCACCGACACAAACAACCTGCACGGTATTTCGGCGCCGAATTTCGACCTCTATCTGCTGGAAGCGAACTACGAGGACGAAGAAATTCAGGCCAGAATCGCAGAGAAAAAGGCAAACGGCGAGTTCGTCTATGAGCGGCGGGTGCTGGGGACGCATCTTTCCAAGGCCAAGTGCGACGATTTCATCTATCAGAACATCGGGCCGACCGGCGAGTACGTTTACCTGCACGGCCACGTCGAGGAGGAAAAAGCGTGAACGGTTTCCTGAAAGACATCACCTACGCCCGCAGCGGCGAATATATCCTGTCGATCTATACGCGGGAAAGCTGCAAGGACCTTTGGAAAAACTTCGGCGAGCGCCCGATCACGTTCTCCATTGCAAAGAAAGCTGATCCTCGTGGGCTTCGCGCCAACAGCTACGCATGGGCACTCATTGAGCAGCTCGCGGCCAAGCTGAAAACCGACAAGGAATCCGTCTACGAGGAAATGATTCGGCGCTACGGTGTCGGTGAAAGCTACATCGACGAAGCTGGGAACGAATGCAAAGTTCTGTTCTCACTCCGCGATGGCGTACCGCCCCGCCTTGTTGCCAGACATTACGCCGCAATCGGCAGCAGCTATATGGGTGACAAAAAGTTCATCCACTACCGCGCCCTTAAAGGCACGAGCGAATACACCAGCGCGGAGATGGCTGTTTTCCTCGACGGAATCATTTCCGAGTGTGAAGAACTGGGCATCAAGACGGACTCGCCGGAGAGATCAAAGGAGGCAAAGAAACCTTGACCATTTACTGCGATTACTGCGGTCACAAAGCTGCGCTGGTCGATGATTCCGAAATCTACGGACGCAGCTTTGGACACACCGCCTACCTCTGCAGAAACTGCGGCGCGTATGTAGGCTGCCATGGCAGAACGGATAAACCCCTCGGCCGTCTGGCCGATGCCACGCTCCGGAAATGGAAAATGGCAGCTCACGCATCATTCGACCCTCTCTGGAAAACCGGTCCTTTCCGCGGGCGGCGCAAAGCCGCCTACGGATGGCTCGCCGAGCAGATGGGGCTGCCAATCGAGAAGACGCATATCGGAATGTTTGACATTCCGCAGTGTCAGGAAGTTATCAAAATCATCGAAAAAGGAGATTTCAAAAATGCTCAACTTTGATAAGAAAGACGCTCATGTTTATCCGTTCGACGAATCGCCCGGCGCCGGTATCATCATGGACGTCGATCTGGAACAGCTCATCCGCGAGTCCGAGCGGCTGCGCGTCTGCAAAGCAATCTTCAACTCCTCCAGCATTGAAAACTGGCAT